TTACTGATGAATCCACTGCTAAGATGGAATATCGCATCGCGGAAAAGTTGAAGGGTATGGGCGTTCCTCGTATGTATCACTTTAAGAATTGTGGTACTGTTGATGTCCTTTATTTTGAATATGTCAAAGGCGAAACTCTCCAACAATGGATGAAAAAACCACAGTCACCCGGATCTTACCGCTCCCTAATTTCACAACTTATTAGGAACTTGAAGAGAATCCATGAAAAGTACCCAAAGTTTAGACACCACGATCTTCATTGGAATAATATTCTTGTATTGGAAGGTAACAAACCAATCATAATTGATTTTGGTCTTTCGACAATTGAGGGTATTAGAAACCCAGATGTCACAAGTGATTATTATAAAAGTGATGGTATTTACACGGGATCACACTACATGTATGATGTTCATTACATTCTCAACATCATTTATAACCACACAAAATTGACAAAGGTTAAGCAATTCATAAAAGATTTGTTTCCAGAAAAATACCTTGGTTCAACCAATCCATATATCGTATCTGGACGTCTGAGACCTGGTTTCACACATGGTCTTCCAACCTATGATCAAATTTTGAATCACCCATTCCTTCAATCAAAGAAGAGAGGTAGTATTCTTAGACGAGTTTTACCTAAAAAGAGTGTCGCTACACCCAAACCACAACCAAAGGTTATCGTCAAACCCGCGACTGCGAGTGCCATTCGCCGTGCCAAGGCTGTCCTCGAAAAGGAAGCTGCCAAAAAGAAGGTCGCACCAAAGAGACCACAAATTCGTGGAAGAGAACCATCTGTCGTAAACCAAGTTCGTACACCAAAACCAAAACTGCGAGTTTTCATAAACAAGAATGGTGACCTCAAGATTGAAAAAAGAAAGTGCCGCCTCTACAAGAAGGAAGATCTGGCAAAGATGTTCAAGTTAGATTCAAAACTCACAAAAGATCAAATGTGTAAGTTGATAAAAAATATGTAATGCTATACTATAATGCTTCCGTTCATCATTCTCGCCGTCATCGACCTTGTTATATTAATGCGTACAGGTGTTGAAACCCAGACCAAAGAAGAAGGACTGTGGACTATTTTCGGGTCCATGGGATGTGGATGGACTCGAAAGCAGCTCGATCACATGAAGAAGGCTGGTAAGCCTCACAAGTTTGTCGACTGCGACAAAGAAGACTGCAAAAAGGTTGAAGCCTTCCCAACTATTGTTGCTCCCAATGGTGAGGAGCACGTTGGATTCAAGGAAGTTTAACAACCTCTGAGAATCATCAAAGCGACCGAAAGAAGGAACGCGTCAAGAAGAGACTTGACCGGCTTCAAGACGGTAATGTGCTTGACAAGCGATTCGTTCCAAAGGTAGCGAAGCAGAAACGTACTGACAAGTAGGACAATGGCATAGATAATAGCCAGTGCCACACGGTCTTCACGGTTGGGGTCCATAAGTTCTTGGATCATTTATAATATATTGAGATAATATAAATGAGCCGACGACCTCCTCTGAGTGGTTCAGAGCCAACCTTTACCCATAAGTACTGGGGTACATCTATTGGTGTAGGTAACAACAACTGTTACGCCTACGCCATGGGTGATTACGAAAGGTACAGATACCAAAAGAGTGTTCCAGGTGACAGAAGTGGTCTGTCCAGAGGCTACCACTCATACACCAGTTGCAAAAATCTTCCAAAGCGTGTCGTGTCTGATAATCCCAAAAAAGTTTACATCGTCAAGGGTAATACAAAGTGTAAGCGTGGTTACTATAAAGTCATGATGTTTGTCACTGGCAAAAAGAAACCATCTTTGCTAAACCAAGGTGATTTTCACTTCTACAAACAGCATGGCCTGGTTGAATACCGACCCAAAAAGGGTGACACTCGTACAAGTATTGCAAAGTTTTTCAAGATTCCTGTCGCCCGAGTACCAAAGGTTGAAGTTGGAAAAATTATGAAAATACGAGCAAGCGTCTTCAGTCACAAGCGAGGTTGGGCCACTGGGCCGCTTCTGACTGATGCGAAGGGTAATGTTATTAAGGATCCGAGAAAGGCTGCGAGGAAGTATCCTGGATTAAATTACAACACATATTGTAGTTCATTCTGTGTTAAGAACAAGGGGATCCAAGTCGGAAAGAGACGAACCAACATCGGTAAGAAGACTCTCTAAATCTAAAATGTCTTCGACTTCAAAAGTTATGTTGAAAATATCCATCACATTGAATATCATGTCTTCATCCATCGATATGATATTAGATGTCTCATTATCATTATTTTCAACTGTGAGTGTCACTCTAAACTTTGATACATCAAAAACTTTTCTACATATTGGGCATGTATTCTTACCTTTTTCTTTCCAACTTTCTAGACAGTCTGAATGAAATATATGTCCACATCTTATGGGCGGATTAGTCCTAGTAGGTCTAACCTGATTTAGACATATAGAACATGTAGACATTTCCCTGGTTTACACATTCAAAGTTTTTTTAAAAGATATCCGCAACCTTGAGAAGCGGCTTGTCACAGCGTTGGCACGCGGCGTCCTCCGCGACCACTTGCTTGTTTTGGACACCGTCAATGAGAGACGGTCCACTGCTTTGGAGAAGTTGACGGTACTTGTAGTTGTCAACGTAGTCAACACCATTCGAGGTCATGATGTAGTTGTTGAGGAGTCGGGACGATGTGTTAATCGTGAAGCATCGGCCATCTGCCATACCAAGTCTTTGGGACATTTAGTATAAAATTAGAAATTAATTTTATTGTTGCTTATAGTCCTGGTCCACGACGAGAAGCCAGCCTGTTTGAGATGATTCACCAATTCATGACATTTGTATCCCATAAAAATTCCAAAGTCATCTTTAGTTTCGGTCTGTGTTACCCTGATGCCCTGACATTCATTCATGTGATGATTGATAATGTTGTAGGCAAATGCAATTTCCTTCAAAGTTTCTGCACCAGTGATGATGACTTTACCAGTACTAAAAATACTTGTCGTAATTCTTTTCATGTCCTCGGCTGGTTTAAATTTTATTTTCACTGCTGAGTATCGATCGGGTTCAAAAGAAACTTCGAAAATGTCTGAACAACTTTCAAAGTGTCGAGCAACTTTCAAAAGATTGAGATTGTAATTCAAGCTAAAGTTTGAATTGATCATGACGATCCGAAAGTTTTCAAGTGGAAGTTCTTGCTTGATGCCCATGATATTTTTGAAAAAGTATGCGAGCTGTCCAATGATTCTTTTGCAATCAAAAAGATCTGAACACCCTGCAACCTGGATACTCCCATTCGGGAATACTTTGATCGACTTTGTACTATATTCATCTGTGTAAGTCAATGTCACTTGATTGTAGAATGTCGTAGATGGTTTGAGTTTCCATTCGAAATATTTGTCAGACTCATAGTCTTTCATTTTAAATTTGAAAGAACCATGTTCGTCAAATAAAGAACGGAGTTTTTCAATGTCAATCTTTACTTCTTCGCTAAAGCCAGAGATCATAGTGATAGTCGTAATCTTTACCCAAGAAGGACGAACGTCTTCGGAAATTGTATTCCTAAACTCGTCGAGGGTTAAGATATACGAAAATGTGTTATTTGCGACTCGGTGATACATCTTTTACCAAACCTATGACACGACCTAACTTAGGTTAAAGAAAACATTTCATTTTAGAGCAATGACCTCTCTTCTTAAATCCGCCCATGTGGTACATGACATTGAAGAAGATACTTCCTATATTGAAATTATGTACTCTAAATATGTCCCAGACGAAGGATATAAAACATTTGTCGACTACATCCGATCCAACCCCATCGGAGATTGGACAAAAATCATCTCTAAGAAGGAGGCTGTTCGCTACGAAAAATTCATAGACACGATGATCGAAAAGAATCTCGAGACTCGACAAAAAATGGCTCTCATCATGCTCGAAAATGTGAGAGGTGATTTGTTCATGGATATCAAAACTCAAATTCGAATCATGAATACGGTCAAAATTCTTGACCCGACATTCGAACCACCTTTCATTAATCGGAGATGCTCTTGGCAGAAGCAATTCGTGAGAGACTTCTGTCAAGATATCTTACCGGACATTGTTGAGCGTTGTACGAACGAAAAGAGACTCGAACGTTTCTTTAACGTCTTGAAATTAATAGAATTAGAACTATGAGCAACAGCAGTGCCAAAGCAGAAACAATAAATTTGTTTTTATTTTGATGCACCTTCTCAACCAAAATCTTTTCTTTACGAGGTCGTGTAAATCCCGTGTCTATATTTCTTTCTGGATAAAAAGATCTAGACATCGGACACAACGAATCCTTCTTTTTGCAGTAGTCAATCGTCAAGTCACCTGCGGTGATACCATGCGAACAAATCGGACTCTCTTCTTCCTTTTCAAATTGGGCAAGAGGTTCTTCTATCTTCTTATAGTTAGGTTTCACACGTTCATTACGTCTGACCGTTCCTGGAAGAGAAAAATCACCGAGTACATACGGGTTGACGCGGTCCATGGCCACACCATCATCGAGCATGTAAACACTCATGTTTAATACTACCCCAGATTATATTTCTTGGTTTTGACTTTCTGTCTATGCTCTGTCCACATTTGATCTAGGTCAACATTCAACATGTGGGCCAACTGAAATAAATAACTAAATACGTCACCCATTTCCATCATGACATCAGTTCCCCTCTCCTTTTTCAGGTTGGTTTTTTTGTATTTTTTCTTGTATTGGCGAATGGCCGATGCGAGTTCACCAAACTCTTCTGTCAACAAAAGCCACACCGTGTCAACATTTACTTTGTCCCAACCTTTTGACTTGCAAACTTTTTCAGTTTCACATTTGTAGTAGTTTAGACTCATACTTATTCTGTCATCGCCAAGTAACTTTAATAGACTTTAAAGATAATGCCTGATTAAAATCAAATGAAAAGGCGTTACGCGGATTTGTTCTGTGGCCTTGGAGCTTTTCACACAGCATTTGACAAACTTGACAAAGACTACGAGTGTGTTTTCGCATGTGACATAGATGAAAAGGTTCGTCGCATCTATGAAATGAATCACGGGATCAGACCACATGGTGATATCAATGATATTGACATTGAGGCCATACCAGACTTTGACATTCTTTGTGCGGGGTTCCCGTGTCAACCATTTAGTATCGCAGGTAAAAAAGAAGGGTTCGGAGATAAAGTCAAAGGTAATTTGTTTTATCGAATCATGGAAATTGTTGACATCAAACAACCAAAGACGCTCATCTTAGAAAATGTAAAAAATTTGCACACCATCCACAATGGTGAAACTTTCAAAATTATTATTCACGAACTCGAGAAGAGAGGTTACCATGTCAACTACAAAGTATTAGACTCCAAATATTATGGTTCGCCACAATCAAGACAACGTATCTATATTATATGTGACAAGGATACAAAATATAAATTTAGACCAGTGAATAAACCGATTACCCCCGTCTCAACTATCATTGACCATACAGTCAAAGATTTTTTTGAGTACGAAGAAAAGTATATACTCGAACCTTCAAAGGGTCGTATGAAATATATTTTGATCAATAAGAAGACTGGTAAAGGTGGTCGCCAAGGTGAACGCGTCTACTCGATAGATGATTATGGTCCAACCATATGTGCTTCATCGGGTGGTCCAGGATCTAAAACGGGTTTGTACGAAATTGATGGTAAAATTAGAAAGTTGACCATCAAAGAGGCACTTCAAATGTCCGGTTTTAGTCCAGAATATAAATATGGTCCGAAAGATAATATGCTGTTTTACGTTGGAAATAGTATTGTCGTCAATGTTCTTGAGGAATTGTTAATAGATCTTCCACGTTAAGTCGTGAAGGTACAATTTTGAATTGAATATCATTAGCACTTACTCGGCCACTATCACCACCTTTACGTTGTATAGTAAACGAAGGACCAAGCTCTATGACAGTTCCGGATTTTCGCAACTTGAAATCATATTCCAACAGTGACTCAACGACATTTTTCATTGGCATAAAATACAATTTTTCACGCCTCGTATCCTTTTTGTTCCATTCGGAAATACAAAGGATATCAGGTTTTTTATCATAGCCAAGAAGTGCATGCTCAACAATTTTTCTTTTGTTTTCATTGAGTGATTGTAATACACTCGCATCAAAAAGTTTTTTGTGGACACACCGATTTTTGAGTTGTTCTTCGATAGTCGTCAGTTCTGGAATTTTTACTATTAAGTTATCAACTGTACCTCGAGCAACTTGTTGAAACTGCCCGATTTTACTTTTTTTGAGTTGTATATTTACTGTTCCATTTGTCACATCAACTTTACCCTTCTTATCATCGGAAACTGTGAAT